ATTCTGTGATCTGCGGTAAGGAGTCGAATTCGGACGGATCGGGCCTCACAGACGACTACAGAGCCCTCTCGGGGCGAATTGAGCCGAGGCTGGTCACGCCGGTCGATGCGGTTTTGAGTCTTGGCCCTGCCCAAGCCGAGTTTGCTCGCTCGAGGATGGGGATTCAGCTGATGCCGTGGCAGGAGCGGGCGATCACCGATCAGCTGGCCTTGGATGCCAATGGCGACTTTCTGTTTCGTGAGGCGCTGGTCAGTACGGCACGCCAGAACGGCAAGAGTTTCGCCTTGAAGTCGCTGGCGGCCTGGTGGCTGGTGGAGGAGGCCCGCCGCCGCGGGCAACCGCAGAACGTGCTCATCGTCGCCAACAAGCTCGACAGGTCGATCCCTATGTACCGCGAAATCGTCCAGTATCTCGAGACGCATCACGGGGCCGAGGCGAAATGGACGTCCGGCCATTTCCAGTGCACGATGCCGGATCAGTCGACGATCAAGGTCGTGGCCGCCAAGGACAACGTGCATGGCCTCACCCTCGACCTGATCCTGATTGACGAAATCTGGGACATCACCCCAAGCGTGGTATTCGATGCGCTCCGGCCGTCGATGATCGCCCGCCGAAACCCGCTCATGTCCATGTGGAGCACGGCCGGGGACGAAGGCTCGGCCACCATGATTCGGCTTCGTGAGCAGGCGATCAATGCGATCGACGCCGGCCGATCTTCTCGCCTGTATTTCGCCGAATGGTCAATGCCCGAAGTCGATCCGGCTGACCGCCGCTACTGGCCCTGGGCCAATCCGGCCCTTGGCACCACGATTGACTGGGCCGCTCTCGAGGCCCAAGCCGAAGGTGGCGATCAGGCCGCTTTCCTCCGAGCCCACCTCAATTTGTGGGTGAGCGCGGCCCGCAGTTGGCTCCCCGTGGGATTGTGGACGGCCCGCTACGCCGACGCCGAAGTACCGGCCGGAGGCGTCCTGGCCGTCGACAGCTCCATCGACGAATCCCGCTACGTCGGAGTCAGGTGCGTTCCGATCGAAGGGGGCGTCATCGCCCACGTCGAATTCGTGGTCGAGAAAGAGGATGCCATGTGGGCCGAAATCGAGCGCATCATGGCCGACCAGAAAGTGATCTTGGCGATCACCCCCGGGCTCGAGCTTCACACGCCGCTCCCGCTACGCCGCCGAACCGAGACAGTCGGCTACGGCGAACTGGCCCGCTACACCTCCGTCGTTCGATCCATGATTACCGAAGGCCGCCTGTGGCACGACGGATCGGTTGCCTTGGCCGAGCACGTCCAACGAGCCGTGCTTGTCAAGACCCAATCGACTGTGGTCGTCAGCTCCCAGAAATCACCGGGCCCGATCGAGCTGTGCCGGTGCATGATCTGGGCCGCGGCCATGGCCTCCAAACCAGCGTCGAAACAGAAGCCTGCGTTCGCGGCCGGATACTCCTAGACGCCATCAGAACGCTCGTGGGAGACTCCCGCGAGACTCATGGGCATCTTCCGTAAGACCACGCCTCCGGCCTTCGGTGCCGAGGTCAAGGGCGCTGTAGGCAACGCCTCGTCCATTATCAGTCAGCCGTATATGTACATGACCAACACGGCTGAAATCAGGGCGCTCCAATTGCCCACGATCAGCCGAGCCCGCGACCTGATCGCCTCCATGATCGGCTGTCTTGACCTGGTGCAATACCAGCTCGTGTGGAACGAAACCGAGCAGGAATACGACAAGCAGTACATCCGAGGCGAATCCTGGTTCACCCGCCCCGACCCCAAGGTGACCCGCAACTTCCTGATGGCGAACACCTTCAGCGACCTGCTGTTCTACGGCCGAGCGTTCTGGTACGTCACCTCAAGATACTCCACCGGCTTCCCCGCCAGTTTCCAATGGCTCCCGATCGCCAACGTCGAAACACCCGACCAGGTGGGCCCACAGTTCTACACGGCCGCCGATGAAATCGAGTTCAATGGCGTGACCCTTCCGAACGAGAACGTGATTCAATTCCTGTCGCCGATCATGGGGATGGTGTTCACCGGAGCGCAGGCCATGGATACCGCCTACAAACTCGACCAGGCGGCCCGCCGCTTCTCCACCAACGAAATCGCCGCCGGATACCTCCAACAGCGCGGCGGTGAACCGATGAGCGCCGAGGACTTGGGCGAACTAGCGGCCGGATGGGCCGCCGCCCGACGCAACAACGCGATCGGCGCACTCAACGAATTCGTCGAATGGAAGGAGTTCAACAGCGACCCCAGCAAACTTCAATTAGTCGAGGCGAGACAATACCAAGCCCTTGAGCTGGCCCGCCTCGCGAACATCCCGCCCTACCTCGTCGGAGCGCCGACAGGGACAGGGATGACGTATCAGAACGCGCTCCAAGCCCGCCAAGACCTCTACCTGTTCGGCGCCAAGCCGTACATCGACTGCATCCAAGAAACATTGTCCGGCGACAACGTGATCCCCCGCGGCCGCCACATCGAATTCGACCTAGACGACTACCTGGGCGACAACGAGCTCGTGGATTCGCCACTCGTGGACGCCCCCAGCTCAATCAGAGAAGATGTATCCAATGACTGAAATCAGACAGCTCACGCTCACCGCTGGCTCGTTCACCATCGACGCGGCACAACAGGACGGCCAGCCCTCGAGGTCGATCACCGGCCTCGCCGTACCGTGGAACGTCACCACCACCGACTCACTCGGAACCAAAGTGATGTTCATGCCAGGGTCGTTGCCCGAGGATGGTCGCCCCCCTCGATTGCTTGAGGGCCACGATCCTGGCAAGGTGCGCGGCATCGTCACCGAGCGCGTCAACACCGACGACGGCATGATGTTCACCGCCCGACTCGCCCAAACCCGCGACGCCGACGACACGATGGCCCTGCTTCTCATGGGTGCCTACGATTCGGTCAGCGTCGGAGTAGTACCCACCAAATTCTCGTTCGACAACTCCGGCACAATGATCGTTGAGTCAGCCGATTTCAAGGAGCTGTCGATCGTCGCCGAACCCGCCTTTGAGCAGGCTCGGATTTCACAAGTCGCCGCCTCCGCACCCGAGGAGGAGAACGACGAAACCCCCGAAACCACAACCGAGTCCGAGGAGGATTCAATGTCAGAACCCATCGAGGCCGCCGCCCCGGCGGTCATCCCCACCCAGCCCATCCAATTCGCCCAGCCAGCCAAGCCGTTCACGCTTCCGTCGGCCAGCGAATACATCGTGAAGTTCCTGAAGGGCGGCTCCGAATTCGCCGAATTCAACGCCAAGATTCGCGCCGCCGCCCCGGACGTCATCACGACCGACACGCCCGGAATCTTGCCCGAGCCGATCATCGGCCCGGTCTACAACAACTTCCGCGGCCTGCGCCCCGTGTGCGACGCCATCGGAGTGAAGGCCATGCCCGGTGGTGGCAAGGTGTTCCGTCGCCCCGAGGTGACCACCCACACCACCATCGGCGCATCGAACGGCGAAAACGCCGCCCTCGACTCCGGCACGTTCGTCGTCAGCAACAACAACGTCACCAAGGAAGTGTACGGCGGTTACGTCAAGCTGTCCGAGGAGGACATGGACTGGACGGAACCCGAAGTGCTCGGCCTCCTGCTGGACGACATGGCGCGCATCTACGCCAACACCACCGACAACGTGGCCGCCGACAACCTGCTGTCGGGTGCCACCACCACCCGCAACTTCGACGAGTCCGAGAACGCCGATCCGACCTACTGGATTCAGTGGATTTACGGCGCGGCCCGCGACATCCTCGAGAACAGCAACGGCAACCTCCCGAGCCACTTCTTCGTCTCGCCGAACAAGTTCCAGCAACTCGGCCAGCTTGAGGACGGCCAGGGACGCCCGCTGTTCCCGCAGGTCGGCCCGATGAACGCCTACGGCACCCTGTCGCCGGCCGTCGCCGCCGGATCAGCGTTCGGCCTCACCCTCGTCGTCGACCGCAACTTCGCTGGCGACACGATGATCGTGGGCGACCCGACCGGCTACGAAATCTTCGAGCAGCAGAAGGGCGCGATCTCGGTCGAAGCCACCGATGGTTCCTTGTCCCGCATCATCAAGTTCCGCGGCTACTTCGCCACCCTGATGATCGACCCCAGCAAGTTCATCAAGGCCGCCCTCGTCTAATCCGAGGCACAGGATCGAATCATGGCGACGTTCTCCATCACTCACCGCATGAGGTTGGGCGACGTCGCCGTGATTCAGACCCTCACCCCCACGGACGTCACTGTCGGGCAATCCGTGGTGGTCGCAGGCGTCGGGGACGGCCTCGACGGAACCTACACCGTTGTGGCCGTACCCACGGCGCTCCTGATCGACATCACCGACGAAGGCGACCCGATCTACGACTGGGATGAACTGATCCCCAACCAGATCGCCTACATTGACGCCGGCGATGATCTTGCTCGAGATTCAATCACGCCGTTCGGCACCCTCACCTGGACGCCTACTTGCACCTGGATCGCCAACGCTAACGTCACCGAATTTCTCGGGATCGCCACAGCATCGGCGAACGACACGGCTTTCATCACGACCTGCGTCAGCGCAGCGAACGCCTGGGCCTATCGGAAACGGCAGGAAGCCGGTTACCGCGACAGCCTGACTACCAGCCCTGGCGGCGACGTGACCCTCGGAACCACCTTGTTCGCCGCCTCGATGTACCGACGTCGCGGCTCGATCGACGGCTTCCAATCGTTCGACGTGATGGATACCACCCAACCCGCCATGAGCATGGGCGACATTCACAAACTCTTAGGCGTCAACCGCAGCCAGGTGGCGTAATGACGGCCGTCGGCCCCCTCAACGACGTCAGGAACGCTCTCACGGCCGAAATCACTGCGGCCGGATACGTCCCTGTCACCGACCCGCGGAACGCCCGCCCACTCACCATCTTCGTCGAGCTCCCTACCATCACAGCCACCACCCACAAGGTGCTCGATCTGACCTGGACGCTCCGAGTGCTCGGAGCACCACCAGGGAACCTTGACGCCCTCGACTGGATATTCACCACAGTCGACACGCTCATCCAACGGCGAACGCTCGCGATCGTCGCTGGTTCACCATCGTTGGCCCAGATCGGAACCCAAGAACTGCCCGCCTACGATCTCACCTCGCGCTACGGCGCCCACACCACCTAGGAGAAACCCCAAATGGCAACCTCAACCATCGCCCTCACCAACGCCTCCGTGGCGATCGGTGCTGTCGACCTGTCCGACCAAGTGCAGTCCGTCACCCTCACCGTCGGTTTCGACCAGCTCGAAACGACCGCCATGGGCGACACGGGCCGCAAGTACACGAAAGGCCTCCAGTCCGTTGACGTGAGCCTGACCATGTTCAACAGCTACGGCTCCTCCGAAGTGGAGGCCACGCTGTTCGACGTCTGCGGCGACGACGCGGTGACCCTCGTGATTTCGCCGGACGGCACCACCGAATCGGCCACCAACCCCGAATACACCATCACCGGAGCGCACCTTTCGACCTTCACACCTGTGGTCGGTACGGTCGGGGAACTGTCCATGGTGACCGTCACGTTCGTCGGCGGCACCTGGGCCCGCGACATCACCACCTGATCCATAACCAGTTAGGAGCCCGACATGATTGGAATGAACCTCAAGATCACCATGCTCGACGGAGAAACTCACGAGCATCCGATCACCTACGGAGCTGCGTGCGCGTGGGAGGACGCCCACCCAGGCCTCTCACCGCAACAGTTCCTCAAGGAAATCAAGTTCAAGCAGTTGGCCCGCCTCGCCTACGAAGTGCTCCGCAAGCACAACGTCATGGTCAAAGTATGGCCGCAGTTCATTGACACGCTTCAAGATGTCGAGTTTGTCCCAAAAGAACCCAAGGAGTCGCCGGTTACCACGTCAACCTGATCGCACAGCTCGCAATCCGCACCGGCATTTCGCCGCTTGACCTGATGGATTGCCCGCCCAACATCATTGACGAAATGATCCGGCTTCTCCTCGAGCACAGCCAAGGAGGAGCGTGATGACAATCGAAGTGATTGGCCTCAAGGAAAACCTTCGCATCCTCCAAAAAATCAACCCGGTGCTTTCCAGGGAAATCCGCAAGGAGTTCCGCAAACTGGCTGAACCGGCCGTAAAAGAAATTGAAAAAGACAAACCAGGCAAGGCAAACCTTCCGCGAGGGTTTCAACATTCCGGCCGAACCGGCGCGAATGCCGTCAAGAAAGTCAAGATCAATTTCAACACCCGCAAGGCCCGGAACCGCAACATCGCACTCGGCGCTAAATACGAAACACTCGGCACCATTCGCATCCAGACAGCCGACGCCGCGACCGCCATCGCCGACATGGCAGGCAAGACCGGCAACGTCCAATTTAGCGGCCGATCGCGCCCCTACGCAGGAAAGCCACAAGGCCATACCCTCGCAGGCCAGGGCGCCTATCTGATCAACAAATTGAACCAGTACGGCACGCCGTCGCGTTTCATGTGGCCCGGTGCTACTCGAGGACTCAACGAAACCGAAAAGGAATTCATTCAACTTGCCCGCAGAGTCGAAAACGAAATCAATCTAGAGTTGATGAAAATAGGCTCGACCGCTAACGAAATCCGCACCCAAATGAGGCGTCGCTAATGGCCGTAACAATCCCCATCATTTCCGAGTTTGCTGACAAGGGAATCACCGCCGCCCAAGCCGCTTTCGCTAACTTCCGCATGAGAGTCGCCGAAGCCGAAGGCGGCATGGGCAAGTTCAAGGCCGGAGGCATGGCCGCCCTTGACGGAATCAAAGCCAACGCCGTCGGATTGGCCGCCGCCGGAGGAGCCGCCATCGCCGGATTCGCTATCAAAGCCGTCGGCGATTTCCAAGACCTGGCGATTAGCGCCGGAAAGTTCGCTGACGCCACCGGCCTGTCGGTCGAGGAATCGTCCCGGTGGATTGAAGTCGCTGGCGACGTCGGAGTCGAAGCGATGAGCGTACAGAAATCGCTCACCTTTATGAGCAAAGCGATCGGCGAGAATGCCCCCGCATGGCGTGAACTGGGCTCCGAAATCGCCTACACCTCGTCCGGTGCGGTCGACGTCAATAAGACGTTTCTCAACACAATCGACGCCCTCAAGAAAGTTGAGGATCCGACAAAGCGGGCCGAGCTGGCCGCCAAAACCCTGGGCCGAGGCTGGCAGGACATGGCCGAACTCATCCAGCAAGGCTCATCCACCCTTGAGGCCAGCCTTGCCTCGGTCGGCGAAGCCAAAGTCATCGACGAGGAGGAGCTGCGAAAGGCCCGCGACTTCCGAGCGGCCCTGGACGAGCTCAAGGATCGCGGCGAAGAATTCGCCCTGTCGGTCGGCGAAGCCATCATCCCGATCTTGAGCGACCTGGTGGGCGTCATCAACACCATCATCGACGTCACCAAGGCCGTCTTGAAGCCGTTCAAGGCGGTCGGCGACTACCTGTCAGGCGACGGCCTAGAAGCCGCCATCGACGCCTACAGGGCCCACGAGGAGCTCAACACCACCCTCAAGGAATCGTGGGACGCCTACTACAGCTCACGCCGAGCCGCCGAACAGCTCAACTCGGTCATGGGCGAACAATGGGCACTCACCCAAGACCTCGAGGAAGGCTGGGCCGCACTCCTCGGCGAACTCAACCAGCGGGAAGCATGGCGCAACCTGAACGACCGTTTCGACGAGGCGAACCGGAAGATGGCTGAAGTGTTTGGTGTTGAAGGCCCGGAGGCCATCGCCCAAATCGAGGTGGCCCTCGACGAACAAATCGAGGCGATCGCCCGGTTCGTCAAACAAATGGAGGACATGATCCCCGACGAAATCGAGGTCGAAATCCTGACTTTGTTGAACCAGGGACTCGTCAACGAAGCCAAAGCTCTTCTCGAGAAAGTGTTCGGCGAACCGATCTACCAAGACATCATCCCAAACCCGCTCGCCCCAGGTGCGCGTGCCCCCCGCATAGCAGGCGGTGGCCGTCGAACGAAGCCCCCTCGAGAAGGCGGCCAAATGAAACCAGGCGCCGACCCAACCAAGATGTACCGCGACGCGATCGAAACCGGCCTCCTGGCTGTCGGGGGACGAAAAGAAGGCAACACCGTCGTCGTCAACGTCCAGGGCTCGGTCATCAGCTCCAAAGACCTAGTTGAGCAAATCCGCAAAGGGCTGGTCGACTCCCAACGTAACGGCAATCAACTGATCTATCAGAACACATGACCCTCCCCTGCCTCCCGATTGTCAAGATTCGCCTCGGTAATGGCGTATCGTTCGGCGACGCTTTCGTTCTCGGATCATTGACCCAAGGCGAACTAGGCGTCGACGAGCTCGGCGGCGGCCCCGGTGCCATCGACATCACCGAGCAGGTCACCAGAATCGCCACCCGCCACGGCCGCGACCGAATGTTTGAGGAATACACACCCGGCACCGCCATCGTCGAATTCCTCGACTTCAACGGCGATTGGAACCCAGCGAACACCTCCGGCCCCTACTACGGCCAAATCCTCCCCATGCGTCAAATTCAGGTGTTCACCGTCTACAACTCGACCACCTACTTCATCTTCTCCGGCTACATCACCAGCTGGGACTACACCTGGGATGATCAATCCGTCGACTACGCCCGAGTTACCGTCCAAGCCATCGACGCTTTCCGACTACTGCAGCTCGCCAACATCACGACAGTCACCGGGGCCGCCAACAAAGACCTTCCTGGCGAACGCATCAACCTCATCCTCGACGAAATCGGCTGGCCCAACACCCTTCGCGACATCGACGACGGCGATACCGAGCTCGAGGGCGACCCCGGCGACTCCCGATCAGCCCTGGCCGCCATCCAAACCATCGAACAATCCGACCTCGGCGCTTTCTTCATCAAACACGACGGAACAGCCACCTACTACAGCCGAGGCCGCCTCTCCCAAATCGCCTCCGGCACCGCCTACGAATTCTCCGACGACGGCACCGACATCGCCTACCAAGACATCGACATCAACTTCGACGAAACCGAACTCGCCAACCAGGTCACCCTCACCCGCCTATCCGGCCAACCGCAAACCGTTTCCGACGCCACCAGCATCGACAACTACTTTCTTCGCTCCTACGAGCGTTCCGGCCTGATGATGGAAACCAACTCGATCGCCCTCACCAGGGCGGGCCAAATCCTCAACTACCGCAAAAACCCTCGCTTGCGCGTCGATTCGCTCACCCTCGACATGAGCTCCGATAGCACCCGAGTCGAACCCGGCCTAGCCCTCGAGATCGGCCAACCGATCATCGTCAACAAAACCATGGCCGGAGGCACCAGCATCACCCTCCGCGTCACCGTCCAAGGCCACGAATCAGACATCACCCCCGAAACCTGGACAACCAGGTTCACGACCGCCTATCCGCTATCCACCGCCTTTATCCTCGGATCAACCGAATTCGGGGTACTTGGAACCAATACACTCTAGGAGAACCATGGCTACCTACCCGCTATCCGAAGCCTACGTCGACGGAGACATCCTCACCGCCGCCAACGTCAACTCGATCACCGAAGGCGTCAACGACCTAGCCATCGCCGTCGTCCAAACCGCCAAAACCGCCTCCTACACGCTCGTCCTGGCCGACGCCGCCCAGCTCATCCAAATGAACGTGGCAAGCGCCAACGACCTGTCGATCCCGACAAACGCTTCGGTCGCTTTCCCGATCGGCACCCAAATCCTGATCTACCAAGCTGGGGCGGGCCAAACCTCGATCGTCGCCGTCACACCGGGCACGACCACAGTCAGGGCCCAGGGATCGAAAAACAAGATCGCCGGACAATACGGCATCGCCGGAATCTTGAAAATCGCTACCGACGAATGGATCGCGTTCGGGAACCTGGTCGCATGATCGTCGCAACAAAGGCCGTAACCGCCAGCGGCGGCGAGGTATTTACCCTCACCTGGTCGCCCGTTCCGGCTGGTAGCCCATTCACGACAGGTTCGTACTCGGGCGTCGACTTCACAGCATCGGCAACCGTGACAATCGTGGGAGGCAACAAAGACATCGAGTATGTCGTTGTGGCCGGAGGCGGTGCCGGTGGAGCAGGAGTCAATGGAAATCCCGCCGGTATGGGCGGCGGTGGTGGAGCTGGCGGCTATCGATCCGGCACTCTGCCCGCTCTCGCCGCAGGGCCATACACAATCACCATCGGCGGTGGAGGTTCCCCGAGCGTGTTCGGCCCCATCACCTCGACAGCTGGCGGTGGAGGAGGATCAACCGTCAATGGAAGTACTGGCGGTTCCGGGGGAGGCGGCTCAAATACCAAAACAGGTGGTGCTGGAAACACCCCACCGACGTCACCATCACAAGGCAACAATGGTGGCGCAGGCGGGACAAATTCCCCAATTCCCATAGGATTTATTTCGGGCGGCTCTGGCGGTGGGGGAGGAGCCACAGCAGTCGGAGGCAACGGAACTAATGGTGCGCCACCATTCAACACTGGCAACGGTGGCCCTGGTGGAGCTGGTGCAACGACCACAATCAAAGGCCCAGGATCACCGTTGACTTTGGCTGGCGGTGGAGGCGGCGCAGGAGCACCGGAAGGCACAGGCGGCCCTGGTGGTGGCGGAAAAGGAGCCAATCAACTCGGCCCAGGCGCAGTATCAGGCACAATCAACACCGGAGGCGGCGGAGGCGGCGGAGCTGAAAACGCATCATTCAGCGCCGCAGGCTCGGGAGGTTCCGGCCGCGTTCTTATCAGGTGGCTAACGTAATGGCACACTTTGCACAACTAGACGCCAACAGCACTGTCATCCAAATCATTGTCATCTCAAACGATGACATCACGGATGACAACGGCATCGAGCAAGAAGCACTTGGCATCGCCATCTGCGAATCCGTCGCAGGTGCAGGCCCATGGGTGCAAACCTCCTACCATGGCAACTTTCGCAAGAAATATGCCGCCATCGGCGATACCTATCAGGCTGACGCCGATCTGTTCTACAATCCTGTCGGGCCGTACCCGTCATGGGTGTTGGACGCCAACTACGATTGGCAGGCACCCACCCCTAAACCTGACGACGACAATGATTACTACTGGGATGAGGAATCGCTAACCTGGGTGCCAGTTCCACTCAAGGAGCCCGACCCTCAGGAGTAGCGTGAAAACATACGTTGACCGCCCGATCATCGTTCGCAATTTATTCGACAAAGAAACTCACCAGACGATTCGCCGGTATGTCAACGAATACGTTCCGCTGTTTCCCCTTGAATCAGACCGCAAACAGCCCGACGGCCCCATAAAATTCGGTCGACGCTATGCCCACAATCTGCCATTTCTAGTCGACATCCACCGCCAACTAGCAGACCAAGCATCAGCTCTATTCGGCGAAACAGTCAAACCGTCCTACGTATTCTTGTCGCTGTACGACAAAGGCGGCCAATGCCCACTACACATTGACCGGCCCCAATGCCGGTACACCATCGACTACCTCATCCAGCAACAACACAAAGATCCGTGGCCGATCCGCATCGGCCGACAAATGAGCGACAAACAACGCGACAAACAGCCCGTCAGGCATCCGCAAACCATCGAAGAAATACAGGCTGTGATCGCCAGCCAAACCTGGACAGATTGCTTGCTGAAACCAAACGATGCGGTGTGCTACTCCGGCACCAACGCATGGCATTACCGGCCCACCGCCAGCCTCGGAACCGCCGACCTCGCCTTCTTCCATTTCGTTCCAAAGAGTTTCCGTGGCTCGCTCGACTGACCGCCCCCAGATCACCACAAGCCTCCCAGCCAAACCCGATCCGACCCGAGGAGGCGGTGGCTGGCCCCTTGTCGTCGATCACGTCGAGAACTGGGCGTGGCGCACCCAAGTGTTCACCGATGACGAGCTCGACGCCATCATCCGAATCGGCAGCCAAAGCGAACTTGACAAAGCCGCCACTTTCGGCCCTGTCCAATCCGACAAGAACCGCAACAGCCACGTCCAATTCCTATTCCCCAACGAACTCACAAACTGGGTGTTCATGCGGATCGCCGGAGCCGCCCACGAAATCAACCGCCAATTCTTCCAATTCGACCTCGACGGCCTCAACCAAGGATTGCAATTCACCCGCTACACCGCACCCGGCCAGCATTACGACTGGCACATCGATCGCGGCTACCTGACCGCCACCCGCAAACTCTCCATTTCAATCCAACTCAACGACCCGGCCGACTACGACGGCGGCGAACTCCAACTCAAATTCGGTCGCAAGGACGAAACGATCCGCAAGGAACGCGGCATGGTCACCTTCTTCCCGGCCTACACGCTCCACCGCGTCAAACCTGTCACCCGCGGAACTCGATACAGTCTGGTCGCATGGATCGGCGGCCCGCCCTTCAAGTAGGAGAACCATGAGGCCATACACCGGCAACACCGACCCAGCCAAAAGTGCTCGAGCAGGTACCAAACGGTTCCAAGACCTGATGGTGTTTCTATTCGGCATGAAATCGCTGGGTATCTACGCCAACCGGAACGTGCGCGGCGGTACCGGCCTGTCGGTTCATGCGACCGGCCGAGCCTGCGACCTCGGTGGCACACCCGACCAAATTAAGCGGGCCATCGACTTCCTCTACTTCTTCCGAGACAAGCTTGAGGTCGAAGCGATCCACGACTACCAGGGCTACTGGATACCGACCCGAGGTTTCGGAGCCGCCTACCGATGCAACCGCGATACCGGTGGGAAACTGTCCGGCTGGCGAGTCTACTCCCAACCAACGATCGGGAAAGGAGGCCAGTGGACTCACTATGAGATCAGCCCTAGCATGGCCGCCAGTCCCGACAGGGTGGACAAGGTGTTCACCGAGATTCTCGACAAGATCGCTGAAACCCTGGAGAACAAGTGAGCCTCGCCAATCCGTCGAAAGCCCTCATCGCGCTCGTGGGCCTCGTCTGCATCACCGTCCTGATGGTCACCGACTCGATCTCGCAGGACGCCGGAATCGGCCTGCTCAGCGCAGTGATCGGATACTCGATAGGCAACGGAATAGCGGCCAAGCAGGGACTTCCGGTCGATCCGATCATCGGAAAGAAAAACAAGAATTGACGATGCCCGACTGATTCGGTAGACCCAGGGTGACCCCTGGTTCCCGACAGACAGGAGCAACATGAAACCTTTCCTCGCTGGCCTCACGGCCACCTTCGTCATTCTGGCCGCCTGGTCAATCGACGGAGCCAACGATGCGGCCCAACCGCTACCCGTCGTAACCGACCCGCCACCGCAGGTCACCTACGTCACGATCACCGACCCACCCGCCACCACTTCGAGCACCACCAGCTCGACCACGACAACCACCTGGACGCCACCGCTCCTGCCGGCCGATCATGTCTGCTACGAATGGCTCCCGCTACTCCTTGAGGTTGGCTGGCCCGCCGACCCAGACATCCTGGCGACCGCCCTGACGATCATGTGGCGCGAGTCCCGCTGTCAAGCCGACGCCGACTCCGGCCCCGACCACTGCGCCTTCCAAATAAACGCCTTCTGGTCGTCTCAAGGATCGAACCCGCCGAACTGGCTGAAAGCCCAAGGCATCGCCAACAATCACGCCGAGCTCCTCACCGACCCTACGAAATGCGTCAAGGCGGCCTTGGCGATCTACCACTACAGCCTCGATCGACATGGTGACGGATTCCTCCCGTGGACGACCTATTCTGGCCGTCCCTGACCTGGCGTGACCGAGCCGGATGCCTCGACCAGCCGGTTGACTGGTTCTTCCCTATGCCAGGGCCACACCTCAAAAACGAAATCAGTCGAGCCAAAGCGATCTGTGCGACCTGCCCGGTTAAGCAACAATGCCTCGACTACGCCATGAGCTTCGTGCGGGGCCGGTACATCACGCTCCCCGGCATCTACGGCGGCACAACCGAAACCGAAAGATGGAAACTCGCGCGCACCCGTGTGATAAACAGACGCTAAACCCTCAACGACAGGAGGAAACATGACCAACAAATACCTTGACGGCTACGTCGACGTTCCCACCCGGCTTCGCATGGCCCTCGAGTATTACCCCGACCTGCGCGTCGTCGAAATCGGCCACGAGATCGTCGACCTCGGCGACAAGACCTTTCTCATCTGCAAGGTCGCCGTCTACATCACGCCGGACGACCAGCGGCCGATCATCGGTTCCGCATGGGAACCACTTCCCGGCCTCACGCCATACACCAAGAACAGCGAGCTCATGGTCGGCATGACATCGGCCCTCGGACGCGCGCTCGGCTACCTCGGTTTCGGAATTGACAAGGCGATTGCCTCCCAAAACGAGGTCGACGCCCGCCGTGACCCGTCAGACGCCCCTAGAAGCCTCCAGGAGCCACGCAAAGCCGAATTAGGAAGCGCCGCACCGGATGGCCCCAGCAAAGCCCAATTGGGCCTCCTGCGCTCGCTCGGCTACAGCGGGCCCACCCCACGCGACAAGCGTGAAGCCTCGGCCATCATCGACGGCCTCAAGAAAGCGGCCACGATGCTCGAGCACGCCGACGAGGAAGAACCGTTCTGATGGCCCAGCTCTCTTTCGACTGGACGATGCTGGATTCGGACGAACCGGCACGCGACCGCTTCCAAGCTTTCCACCACGCAAACCCATGGGTCATGCAACACCTCGTCATCATGGCCCGACGCCTCAAGGACAAGGGCATCCACCACTACGGCATCGCCGCCCTGTGGGAAGTGTTGCGCTACGACTGGACGCTCCGCACCGACGATCCGACCAGCCAACTCAAACTCAACAACGACTACCGAGCGTTCTATGCCCGGGAAATCATGAAGTTCTACCCTGACCTCGACGGATTCTTCACGACCCGAAAGAGCCAAGCCGATGACTAAACCCGAACGCGACCTCGGTCAAGTGTTCAAGATCAACGAGAAAGCCCTTCAGAACGCTGTGGTCGAGCTTGCCCACCTGTACGGCTGGCTCGTGCACCACACCCGCCCAGCCCAAATGCCCTCGGGCCGCTGGGCTACCCCGATCCAGGGCGACGCCGGTTTCCCTGACCTCGTGCTTGTCCGTGGCCCACACACGATCTTCGTCGAGCTGAAGTCGGCGATCGGCCGCACCAGCGAAGCGCAAGATCGCTGGATCGCCGCACTCCAAGAAGCAGGCCAAGAAATTCACATTTGGCGACCCAAAGACATTTCGGCCATCAAGCAACGCCTAGCCCATGAAAGGAACTAGTTACATGGAACACCTGATCCGACAGCTCACCGAGGCCACCAGGGCCATGGAGCTCGCCACGCACGAAATTCACAAGCGTGACGCCCGCATCCACGACCTCGAGATAGAGAACCAACGCTTGCGCGACCAACTGGCGTTTCGCATGACCCAGTACGACGAGCTGACTGTCCTGGTCGAGGCGGTTCAGCGTGATAATGCGAACCTTCAGGCCCGAGTTCGGTCGAATGTCGAACGCATTCGACGAATGGAAGAAGGCGAACTGTGATTGTCCGTTCAGCCCGCCCACACCTGAACTATTCGGTCGTTCACAACGAACTGATCGACAACGACCAGCTCTCATGGAAAGCCCGAGGCATCCTGATCTACCTGCTGTCCAAACCTGACCATTGGCGCACCTCGGTCGCCCACCTGGCCTCGGTATCACCCGAAGGCATCCACGCCGTCCGAACCGGCCTCCAGGAGCTCGAGAGGCACGGCTACGTCCAACGCATCAAGAAACAGAACCAAAGCGGCCAATGGACAACCCACACCGTCGTATTCGACCAACCACAGACCTGTGGATAAACCTGGGGACAACTAGCCGAGTTATCCCCAGCCGAAGTCAGGTTTTCCGAACGTCGGTTTTCCCGCACGCTTAGTAAGTACTGACAAAGTAAATACTGAACTAATAGAACTGGTTCTAACTCAAAGAGGAAATCCACAGTGGCCGGATACAAAGACCCCGAATACCAACGCAACCGGCGATCCATCCTCGCAGGCGACCCCGACTGCCACTGGTGCGGAACAGCCAAAGCCACCCAAGCCGACCACCTCATCGAACTCGACCAAGGCGGCGACCACAGCCTCGACAACCTCGTCCCCTCCTGCGCCAAATGCAACGCCAGCCGAGGAGCACGCCACGTCAACCGCAAGACAGCCCAACGAATCCAAGCCCGAACCACCGCACTCGGAGCCAAACCATTTTTGGATCACCAAGAGCTCACCCCGAATACCAACGCAACCGGCGATCCATCCTCGC